CCGTAAATGACCATCCCCGCCTCGCAAATTGTGCAGGTCAACCCCGGCGTCCTCGCGGCGGCCGGCAGCGCCATCGACCTCAACGGTCTGATCCTGACCAACAGCCCCTATCCACCGATCGGCGCCATGCCCGGTTTTGCAACCGCGGCGGATGTGGGCGCCTTCTTCGGCCTGACCTCGCTCGAGTACGAGGCGGCGCTGATCTACTTCGCCGGACCGACCAATGCGACAAAGACCCCGGGTCTCCTGTACTTCAGCCAGTATCCTGCGGTCGATGTACCGGCCTACCTGCGCGGCGGGTCGCTGGGGCTCACCCTGGACGCGCTGAAAGCATTGAGCGGCACGCTCACGGTCAATTCCAACGGCACGCCGGTCACGTCCAGCTCGATCACGCTGACCGCGGCGACCAGCTTCTCCAACGCCGCCACGATCATCGCCGCGGCCTTCACCGCCCCCACGTTCACGGTCGCCTACGATGCACAGCATGATGCCTTCGTGTTCACGTCGAACACCTCCGGCACCGCCTCGACGATCGATTTCGCCACCGGCACGCTGGCCGCAGGTCTAAAGCTGACCGCTATCACCGGTGCCGTCACGTCGCAGGGCGCAGCCGCAGCGACCCCGGCCGGGGCCTTGTCCGCCGCGCTGCTGGTGAGCCAGAACTGGGCGGCGTTCACCACCACGTGGGAACCGGATCTGGCCGACAAGACCGCCTTCTCGGCCTGGACGACCCTGCAGAACGACCGCTTCGTCTACGCCGGCTACGACTCCGATGTGAACGCCCTGTCCGCCGGCAACACCACGACCTGGGGTTATGCGGTCGGGCAGGCCAACGACGACGGCACCGTGCTGATCTTCGGCGACCTGACGCATGCGGCGTTCGTTCTTGGCGCGATTGCGTCGATCGACTTCAGTCGGCTCAACGGTCGCGCCACACTGGCGTTCCAGAAGCAGGCAGGCCTGTTGCCGTCGGTGAGCAGCGCGAGCGATGCGGATGCCCTGATCGCGAACGGCTACAACTTCTACGGCAGCTATGCCACCGCGAACCAGGACTTCACCTTCTTCTATCCGGGCAGCACGCCGGGGCAGTGGAAGTGGATCGACTCGTACGTCAACCAGATCTGGCTGAACGCGCAGTTGCAGCTGGCCATGTTCACGCTGCTGCAGTCGGTGGGCTCGATCCCGTACAACGCCGCCGGCTACGCGCTGGTCGATGCCGCGGTCATGGACCCGATCAACGCCGCCGTGAACTTCGGGGCGATCCGCGCCGGCGTCGCGCTGTCGGCCTCGCAGATCGCGGCGATCCGCAACGCCGTCGGCGCCGATGTGTCTGGGGCGATCACCGCCACCGGCTACTACCTGCAAATCGTGCCGGCGACGGCCGCGATTCGCACCGCCCGCACCAGCCCGGCGATGACGCTGTATTACGCCGATGGCGGCAGTATCCAGAAACTCAACCTTGCTTCGATCGAGGTGCAGTAATCATGCAGACCATCACTGCCGCGAACTCGGTGTTCGCCCTGGCCATTACCGGCCTCTACACCTCCCCGCAGATCCTGCAGGGCTACGCCACCGACGATGGCTTCACCACCGAGGCCGTGGAGAACGCCGAGGTCGTCATGGGCCTGGACGGCCACATGTCCGCCGGCTTCATCTTCAACCCGATCAAGCAGACGATCACGCTGATGCCGGACTCGGCGTCGCTGGACATCTTCAACAACTGGTCGCTGGCGCAGCTGGCCAGCCGTGAAGTCCTGGTCGCGAATGCTTCGATCAGCCTGCCTGCGATCGGCAAGAAGTACGTGATGACGCGCGGCTTCCTGACCTCGCACAAGCCGATCCCGGACGTGAAGAAGGTGCTGGCCGCGGTGCAGTACCAGATCACCTGGAACACAATCGTGCCGGCGTCGATCTGATGGCACGCAAGACGGCGCAATACCGGGTCGACGATCAGGGCCGCGACTTCGGCAAGGTGTTCCTGCTGACCGAAATGCCCGCCGCCGCGGGTGAGCGCTGGGCCACCCGCGCATTCCTCGCACTGGCCGAGCACGGGATCGAGATGCCGGATGGACTGGCACAGTCCGGCCTCGCCGGCATCGCGCAGTACGGCTTCGGTCTGGTCGGCAAGCTGCCGTTCGAGACGGCGATGATCCTGATGGACGAGATGTTCGCCTGCATCACGATCATCCCGAACCCGGCCAACCCGAACATCGTCCGCAACCTGGTCGAGGACGACATCGAGGAGGTCGCCACCCGCATCAAGCTGCGGGTGGCCGTGTTTAAGCTTCACGTGCCTTTTCCGCCGGCCGCCGCGCCCTCGACCTCGGTCCCAGCGCCGGCGGCCTGACGCACGGCCTTGTGGAATACGCCAACGTGCCCCGCACCATCGCCACCGTGATCTCCGCCGGCAAGGCCACGCTGCACGAACTCGACACCGTCTACGGCATCGAGGATCTCTGGTCGATGTTGGAAGTGATCACTGTGGACAACCACAACCACCGCGTGCTGAACGCGCCCAAGGACTGACCCCATGGCGACCGTCGTCGATGCCCTGATCATGACGCTGGGGTTGGATACCCGCGACTATGACAAGGGCCAGAAGCGCACCGAGACGGATCTGGACAAGCTGAAGAAGCAGTCCGGTGCCGTGGCCAAGGAGATGGGCGAGCAGGGAAAGCGGGCGGCCGAGTTCTTCGGCTCGATCAAGACCGAGCTTTTGAGCCTGCTGGCCGTGTTTGGGGCCGCCACGGGCTTGAAGGAGTTCATCGCCAGCAATGTGCAGGGGCAGGCCTCACTCGGGCGACTGAGCCGCAACCTGAAAATCTCTGCGCCCGAGCTGCAGGCATGGGGGCTGATTGCCAAGGAAATGGGCGGGCAGGCGAACGATGCGTTCGGCGCGCTGCAGGCCTTTGCCGGCGGCATGGCGGAAGCCAGCATCAAGGGCCGTTCTGCCCTGACCGATACCGCTCGCTCCAATGGCATCAGCCTCGAAGGCATCAAGGACAACGAGGAGGGTCTGCTGCGCATCTCCAAGCGGCTGACCGAACTGCCGCGGCAGCAGGCGATGTACCTCGCCAACGAGCTGGGCGTCGGCGGCATGTTCAACCAGCTGGCGCTGGGACCGGAGGAGTTGAAGAAGCGGCTGGATGCAGCACGCGGCTTGACCCGTGTCACCGCCGAGAGTACGGCGGCAGCCGAGCGCCTTCAGAAGCGTTGGGCGGACATCCAGCAGCGCTTCAAGGAGACCAGCGAGATCGCCTTCGCACGACTATCCCCGGTGCTTGAGCGGCTGGCGGAGCGCTTCGCGAACTGGCTCGATTCGGTGGACTGGGACAAGGTCGCCACGCGAATCGAGACGTTGGCGCGCCGGGTGAACGAGGTCGTGCAGGACTTCGGCGGCTGGAAGACCGTGGCGCTCGTGCTGGGCGGCGTGCTGGCGCTCAAGGTGCTGGCGCCGGTGTTGAGCCTGGTCGGGGCGCTGGGGCGCCTGGTGCCGCTGCTGGCGAGCAGTACGGCCGGCCTGTGGGCGATGGCCGCAGCGGGCGCGGCGGTGGCCGGCGGATACGTCGGCACGAAGATCTACCAGGCCACCGCGGGCACGCGGCTGGGCGATTTCTTCGGCAAAACCGCCGCCCTTGGCATGTCCGCCCTGGGCAGCAAGGATGCACAGAACGCCTTGTACGACGAACAGCTGAACAGCCTGCCAGCGCATGAGCGCGAGACGATCCTGAAGGCGCGCAACCGGTCTGCGGGCGGCTACGGCGACGCCAACCCGACCACGTCGCGCACCTTCGGCTCGAATGCGGAACTGTTCGCAGCGCTGGAGAAACACGGCAACCTGCCGGCCGGCCTGCTGCAGAGGATGTTCATGCAGGAATCCGGCGGAGGCAAGAACCTGCTGTCGCCGGCCGGCGCCAAGGGACCGTTCCAGTTCATGGATGCCACGGCCGCCGAAGCCGGCCTGCAGGGCAATGACGTCTATGACCTGGACAAATCCGCGGCGGCGGCGGCCGGCTACCTCGTGAAGCTTCGCGCCATGTTCGGTGGCGACATCACCAAGGCCGTCGCCGCCTACAACGCCGGCCCAGGCAACGTGCGCAAATACGGTGGCGTGCCGCCGTTCGCGGAGACGCAGGCGTACGTGCAGAGCGTGGCGCCCGGTGCGGCCCAGGCGGTGGCATCACGGGGGCCGAGTACCGTCCAGACCAACCAGAACACCTCGGAGACGCACATCGGCAAGGTCGAGGTCATCACGCAGGCCACCGACGCCAAGGGCATCGCCATCGACATGCGCCAGGCGCTGGCTGATCACATGCTGGTGGCACAGGCGGATACGGGGATCAACTGATGGCCG